TTAGATGATTCGTGTAACGGCAAGCTGCATGGCGGACGGGACGGGTACGGACGGGTGCTCCGGCAGAGCGAGAAACTGGCCACGCTCAGGGACATAGGCGAATACTTCGCCCTTATCGATCTTGTAAACCCAGCCATAGAGCTTGATAGCCCCTCGGACGAGTCCTGCGGCAACCACGGGGTGCGTACGCAGGTTTTCCAATTGCACCAAGACATTCTCTTGCACGGCGGCCGTCAAGAGAGAATTGCCTTCCAGATGAGCGTAATTTTCCCGGGTGATCCGGCGGGTCGCCTCGGCATGGCCGAGCCAAGCGCGAGCGGCCCGGAGGTCGGCCACGCTTTCCGGGCCGCTCAGCAGCGCCTGCATGGCCCCGCAATAGGTATGGCCGCAAACGATGATTTCCTTCACTCCCAGATTGAAGCCGCGCGCGATAAATGAATCACATTTTGCGCGATAAATCGGCGTTTATCGATTTTCACACTGTGAAACATAATCGCGCACAGTAAAAATACATTCTCGGCCAGATCGAAATAGGCTTATCGTTTACGCCGCTTTTTTATCTGATCGACCCCCTGCCGAATAACCGGATCGTAGTTCGTGATCAGCAGCTCGCCCACCGCCTTGCTTTTGCCGTTGGCCACGCTGTAGCGCGTCGGGACTGCCACCATCCGAAAGCCATCAAAGATCTCCCGAATCTCGGGCGTATCGTTGATCGAGAGGCAGAACCTGCCTTGTAACCCTGAGAGCTGCTCGCGCAACCGCGCGAAATCCTCGCGGGCGAAGATTCCCTTGCCGTAGTAATCCTCGCAGCCGTAGTACGGCGGATCGACATAGAAAAACGTGTGCGGCTTGTCGAAGCGCTCGATCAGCTGCTGGTACGGGAGATTTTCCACGTACACCCGCGAGAGCCTGAGATGCGCGGCCGACAATTCCTCCTCGATCCGCAGCAGGTTGAAGTTGCTGGGCCTCGACGTACCGACCGAAAACGTCGGGTTCTTGATCCGAGAGCCGTATCCGGTTTTCACCAGGTAATAGAACCTGACCGCACGCTGGATGTCGGTCAATGTATCCGGATTCGCCGCATTGAACCGCGCGAACTCCTCCCGCGCCACGAGCATCCATTTCAGATACCGGATGAATTCCTCGAGGTGGTTTTTCACCACGCGGTACAACGTCACGAGCTCGACGTTGATATCGTTGATGATCTCGACTTCCGACTCCGGCTTCTTAAAAAGCAGCCAGGCCGCGCCGGCGAATACCTCGCAGTAGCAATGGTGTTCCGGGATCAGCGGGATAATCCTGTCGGCCAGGAGTGACTTGCCGCCGATCCAGGATAAGAAACTCCGTCCGGTTGAATAACTCTCGTTTTGCATGGTCTGTAAGCCTTTTCCACGGTTTGAAAATTTGTACTAGGCTTACCCCTGCCGCGTACGTGGCGGGGAAGCCTCGGCTTGGCTCACAGGACTGCTCTGTGGGTTGGGCGGCCTCGGCGTGTTACCGCACGCCGAAGCCGCTTCCTCTCATTTCTAATAAACGTTGGCTTTATGCCGCCCTCGTATGGGGCTAAATCGCGGATGCTCTAAATCGCAATCCCCGCGCTCCACGCGATCGACGGCGACACCTGCGTGCAGCGGACCAGCTTGGCTTCGTCCTCGACCACGCACAGCCAGTGCTTCTTCGGCACGTAGAAGGCCCAGCCGCCGTTGTAGTACAGGGCGATCTGCCCGTCCTTCCCGGCCCAGGCGCCCGTCGCCGCCGCGCCGACGAGGTAGCGGTCGCCGGCCGTCGGGCTGCCGGGCGGTGCAGTCAAATCCCGATCCAGGACGCTCAGTTGGACAATCGTATCCAGCCGGACCTGGTTGGCGTCCATGCCGGTGTGCCAGCCGCTCTCGCCGAGATTCCAGCCGTGTTTGAGCCCGAGATTCGGGCCCGTCTGTTCTGCCATATAGCCTCCTTAGGTGATGGAACGCCGCTACACCGGAATGAGCGCCGACAGCGTGTTGTGGCCGGGGTAGGTCAGCCCGCTGGGCGCGGCTTTCAGCGACCAGTTGGCATTGTCGTCGGAATACTCGAGCGTGAAGCCGGTCGGGTAGCGCGAGCCGTTGTCGAAGCCGCCGAGCTTGACCCCGTCGATAACGATGCCGGAGCCACCGAAGTCCCAGGTGATGATCGGCAAACTGACATCGGTCCAATAGCAGCGTGTGCTGGTGTTGTCGTCCAGCACATCCGCGAGTGCTCCGCCATTGGGAACCGGGTTGCTCGATACCGTCGCCGCCGCGTTCTGGTTGGCGCCCCCCGACCAAAGCTGGATTTCCGAGACCTCGAGATAGCCCGAGAGATCGGTCCACGCGCGCAGGCGCCAATAACGGTGCGAGTTCAAGTCCGGCCCGGCCACGAAGGAATCCCCATACTGGTAAGCAGTGGTCCAGCCCGCGAAGCTCAGCGCGCCGGACCCGCCCCACCACTCACCGAAGTTCATGCCGTAACCGACCCGGGCCACGGTATGGTCCTGGATCTGCCACGAGGACAGCCCCGCCCGCACCCCTTCGACCGTGGCGCGGAGATTGCCCTGGTAGCTCCCGGCATCGGTCGATTCGGTCGACCAGGCGTAGCTCGTGCCGGTCAGGCCGGCGGCGGTTTTCGCCAGAGCGCCGTCCTCTTTGTACAGCTTGACGGTATAGGTCACCGAGGCCTCGGGACCGATGTTGCCGGCGTCCTGTTTGATGAACCCGGCGGTCTGCTGCCGGCGGTCGCGGTGCGCCCAGGACACGGTCAGCGGGCCGGCGATCGCCATGGGCCAGCGAGCGGCGTTCAGCTGGAAATTTCCGGGGGGATACGGCCGCGCCGGGCGCTGGTCCAGGGTCAGGCTGTTGCTCGGGGCGGCGCCTTCCGCCAGGGCGCCGAGCCCGGTCACGGGCAGCAGCTTGGCGTCCACCACTTCGCCGTCGGCGTACTCGGTCGGATCGTAGCTGTGGCTGTGATAGGCGAAGAAGAGCCGGGCTCCGGCGCCATGTGCCACCGGCACGGTGTCCAGGACGCCCCGGTCGACGGTAATGCTGCCGGTCGAGGGATCCGCATCCGGCGCGATCGCGGTGACCGCGACGAGCTCGGTGCCGATCAGGGCGTATTCGCCCGCCGCGACGTCCTCCATGTCCACGCCATCCGTGTAGGCCACCGTGCTGCTGACGGCGGGCGGCAGATCGGCCGCGATCAGGCAGCTCGGGCAGAAATCGCCGGTGCCGGCCTCGGCGTATGCGGCGGCGCCGGTGCGGGTCAGGAGCGCGTAATTGAAGGCGTCATCGGACGGCCGAACGCCAGCGGCGATGAGATATCCGGCATCGACGGCCAAGGCTTCGGCATCGTTCTGCCCCATCAGCCGCACCAGGTCGTAGAACGGCGCTTCGTACAGCACCCGGTAGGGCGACGCCGTGGGGCTGTTGTTGGGCGAGACCCAGCCGACCGGCTGCTGCGCGGCGTAGACGTTGGTCGGAAGGCCAAAGACGTCCTCCACCGCCTCGATGGTGATCTTGCCGTCCTGGAGCGTCCCGGACTGGAACGACCCGACCCGGTAGACGACCTCACTCAACCCGAGCTTGGCCCAGGAAAACCGGAACCCGTCGCCCGGGTGGAGGTTCCAGGCCGTCCGGTTGACCGTCAGCTTGATCCTGGACAGCGGGGTGGAGCGGGCCTTCAGCTCCCGCATGGCCACCCGCTGGGCGATGGCGTCGGACCGGATGCCGGGATAGGACACGGTCTCCGACACCACCGCCCCCTGCACCTGGATGTTGCCGAGGTCCTGGACGGTGATAGCGGTTTCCTGCTCGTTGGCCTTGGTGTACTTCAGGACGATCTCGTTGACCGTTTCGCCCCAGGCGGCACGCTGATAGCTGTCCAAGGCGATGACGTTCGATTCGTCGTAGAGCGGCAGGCCCGCCGGGGTGTAATCGTCCCGGATCAGCTTGAGGGTAAAAAGGCCCGTCCGGTTGTCGAGCCGGAACACCCCGCCGATATGGTCCATGATCGTTTGAATGAACTCGTGGATCGGGCCCTGCTGGTTGAACAGGAGCGAGAGGCCGAACTCTTCCGCGTGGAGCGTATCGGCCGCCGCCCTGAACGCCGCATCGTCGAGCGCCGAGGCGGGATAGCCCATGCCCCAGTCGCGGTTGGTAAGGCACTCGTAGACGATGTGCGCCGCGTTGGCGTGGCCCGAGATATCCCGCTTTACGTCGTACCAGCCGGCCGCCGGCAGCCGCTTGACCGTGAACGCCCAGGGCTTCAGGTAGGGGTTGGTGCCGATGTAGACCTGCTTGAGGACGAAGCTCAGGATGCCGCGGAAGGCCGGCACGTTGCCGCCGAGCCGCGCGGCGAGATAGGCGTCCTGCGCCTGTCCGGAATCGCCGAACTTGAAGCCCACGGTCCCCGAGACGCCGCCCTCGCGCTTCTCGCCGCCGAACAGGCCCTCGGCGCTCACCGCGATGTCCTGGGTGGCGGTGACGTTGCCGGTCCAGGCGACCCGGTCGCCGACCGTGATCTGGGTGACCGCGTCCACCGGCCCGTGGCAGACGGCCAGGTGCATGCCGATGTAATACTTGTAGCCGACGGTCTGCTTCTTGGCGCCGAAGCCCACCGATCAGTCCTCCGCCTCGTGCGCCGCCTCGACGCAGCGTTCCGCCATGGCATCGTTGGTTTCGAGCAGCTCCTCCTCCGGCAGCCCCTCGGCCCGGAACCGTTCCCAATCGAGCCCATGGCGCTTCGCGAAGGCGCGCATGCCGCGGGCGCAGTAGCCGACCACGCGCGCGTGTTCGAGCGTGATCTTCATTTCTTCCCGCCCTTGCTCTTGATCGCCTTGGTTCTTAGGTGCCCGTACCAGATGACGTTCGGTCCCTTGACCGTGACGGTGCCGAATACTACCGGGACGGGCCTCCCCTCCTCGGCCGTCGGCACGTCGAAGTCCTGGAGCGTCGCGGCTTTCGGCTTGGGGGGCTTCGGCGCCAGGGCCAGGCTGAGCGCCGTGGTCGCCGCCAGGATGACGATGTAGATCAAATCGTCCCAGCCCATCACCAGGAGGATCATCGGCGTCTGCTCGAGGATCTGATCGGCGAAGCTTTCCATATCAGTACAGCGTGCTCAGGTTGAAGGGGTTCTTCTCGGGGATGTAGGGCATCCCGCCGTAATTGAGGTGGTTGGAAAACTTGGCCGCGCAGGTCGAAAGCGTATGGTCGCAGCCGGGATAAAGATCGACCGCGTCGCCGAGCCAAAGGCCGAGGATCGGCGCCGCCAGGGTCAGGACCGCGCCGGCGTGGTTCGTGATCAGCCGGTTTTCGGTCGCGCCCGCGCTGGCGTAGGCCGCGAAGCCCCCGGCGAAATGGCCGTCGGCGAGCGCGTCGGCCGCCAAGACGGTAATCGTGCTGCCGGAGACGCCCGACACCGCGCCGCTGATCTTGAAAGCGGCCTGGTTGACGCCGCAGGCAGAACCGTAGAGGACGTGCGGGCACTGGCGCTGGTAGTGCCGGCGGAGGGCGTTCCGGCGGATGGAGGTGTAGGCGGGCTCCGAGTGCAGCACGGCCTCCGCCCCGGCCCACTCGCAATTGAGGACCCGCCCCAGCCAAATCACGATCGCCTCGGCATCGTCCCGGTGCTTCCGCCGGATCGTCACGGTGACCACGTCACCCGGCGGGTAGAGCCGGAACAGCTCCGCCACCGGGTTGTCCCGCGAGAGGGTGATCTTGAGGTTGATCCGGTTCAGTTCGGACAATTCCTCCACGTCCGAGCGGGTCAGCGGCGTCTTGCCATAGGTCTGGCTGTTGTAGGCCTGGTCCTCGTCGGCCGAGGTGTAGCGCCAGTAATCGGCGCCCCGGCGGAACTCGTACAGCTCGGCCGGGTTGCCGGCGCAGACGGAGGCTTCGCGGGCGTCATACGTCATAATGGAGGCTCCTCACGGCATGGGCGCATTCCGCCACCCCGGCGGTGTGCCAGGCGATCTCGATTTGATCCTGGTCGAGCCTACAAAGCCCCATGAGCGACACGATCCGGATCTCCTCGGGATCGAGATTCACGCCCAGGGGGCTGTCGATCTGGAGGTGCTCCACGGTATCCGAGAACTCGGACGCATCGAGGATCCGCCGGTAGAAGACCGTGCCGTCCCTCGCCTGGAGGCGGAGGTCCTTGCGGCTGTTCTGCTGCTTGGCAAAGAGGCTGTAACCCGAATGGGTGACGGTCAGCTGGGTCGAGGCGGCGCCGATCGTTTGGATCACCGTGAAGTCGTGCGCTTGGCTCGGGTACCAGAAGGGGGTCAGCCGGCCGGCCCGGGCGTAGAGCCAGCGCCGCAGCCGGTCGATCTCGGAACGGCCTTCCAGCGTCCAGCGGAACTGCTGGATGGCATTCGGGATCTCGCCTTCGTATTCGACGAAGGTCGGGCCGGTCTGGTAATCGAATGCGGCGATCTTGTGGAGATAAGCGATTTCCAGGGGCGCGACCCAGTTCGGCCGGTCCTCGAGCACCGGGAGGCCCCGGTAAGTGGCCGCCGAATCCCCGGCCGTCAGCCAGCCGCCCGCGTCCTCCAGCCGGAAGTTGACCACCAAGGTCGCGATATCGGCCGTGATCCGGCTGAGGCTCTGCCGGTCGCCGATCCGGGCGAGCCGCGCCGGGTACACCCGGGTGTTGGCCGGCCAGTCCTGTTGCAGCGGCAGCTTCAGGGTGATCAGGCCGCCGGCGACGCTCTCGATCTCCTGCGCCTCGGCGATCGCGGTATCCTCGCCCAGGAGGACCGCGAGCCCTCCGGCCTCGAACTCCGCCCCTTCGGTATCGGCCGCCAGGGTGACGGCGCCCGCGAGCACGTTCGAGAGCAGCGGCCGCCGGTCCATCCAGACCGGCACCGCGAACACCCGGTGCTGCCAGCCCCAGAGGGTATTCTCCAGCCGCTGGCGGTCGGGCCCTTGCGCCAGCGCTTCGAACTCGAGTTCCCGGCGGGGCTTGCCGCGGAGCTTCACCCGCTGCTCCGAATTGTCGTAAGCCGTCAGGACATCGGTGAGCCAAGCCCAGCGCTCGATCACTTCGCGCCGCCAGTTGGGCCTGAATTTCCAGATGGTCACCCGGCTGCCGGTCACCCGCAGCACCGGCGTTTCGCCCGGGAACGAGAACGCATAGCTGGCGTCGACTGTCGGCGCCCCGGTGTTGGCGATCTGGAGCTCGTAAAGCCGAGATTCCAGCGGGGCGAAGGTCGTCGGCGGATCGGCGGGACCGGTGAGCGTCAGGCCGGCGGTGCCGGTCCCGTTGATGGCGGAGAGCAGTTTTCCCGAGAAATGGGCGTTCCACACCTCCACCTCGCGGGTCTGGGTGGACAGCAGGTTGCCGAGGGCGATGGCCGCCGGCACGAGGTGGACGCGGTGGTACCAATCGTCCGAGAACGAGACTGCCAGGCCGGCACCCCCCAGGGCGAACGGCGTGGCCGCGATCGGCAAGTTATCGGTCAACGTCCCGAATAAAAGCGCGGGCGCGGCGGCGCTTTCGTGCGGCGGCCAGTAATCGACCGTGAAGGTGTCCAGCGCGTCGGCTAGATGATCCTGATCGACGGTCGAGCCCGCCGAAACCGCCACCCCGCCGGAAAAATCCGCCATTCCTCAGGGCCCGTCGTATTCAATCGCCCAGCCGTAGACGCCGGTCGATTCCCAGGAATGGGTCCCGGTGCCGTTGCCGCCCGCCTCGGGGTGCGTCGCATCCTTCAAAAACCACGGGAAGACCTTCCACCGGTCCGACCCGATCGTGATGAGGTCGCCGGGGTTGTAGTTGGCCAGCCGGAGTGCCCGGCAGTGGGCGACGGCCCCGAGGTAGCTGTAGGTGGCGGGGATCGAGGGGCGCGGGAGCCAGAGGTGGAACGGCAGCAAGACCGCCTGCTGGTTCCAGGCGTTAACGCCGCGCTGCATCAAGGGCGCCGCGTGGAGCGGGAACGACGGCCTACGGCTGCCCTCGACGCCGTCGCCGGGCCACACGGCCCCGTCGATCTCGGCGTGGAGGAAGCTCGCACATGCTGCGGCATAGGTCCCACCGCTGGCACTGCGGTTGGTGTTGTTCCAAAAAAGCGCGTTGAACCCGCCCGAGAGGTCGCCGACCGAGGTTGCGGAGCCGCTCGCCAGGGGCGTGAACCCGATGCTGCCGGTCACCCCGTTGTCGCCCCAGGTCCCTGCAATGAAGTTCCCGCCGGTGTAGGCGCTGGCGTGGAGCTTGTCGATGTCGCCGAAGCCGAGGAACTGGTGGTAGTTGACGTTGTAGTTGACGATACAGAACGCGGTGTCCGGGCTCGCGTGGACAAAGAAGTGGTAGGTCAGCGGCCAGTTAACGTCGGAGACGATGAGCTTCGCCCCTTGCGTACAAACGCCGACGGTGAAGGCGGCATTGTTCGCGCCTTCGAGCCTGAGCACCTGGTTGCCGGACGCTGAAACATCGGTCAAGCGGATGTTGGAACCGCCCTTGCTCAGCACCCCGCCCGAGAGCGCCCAGCCGTTGGTGGTCAAGAAGGTTTCAAAGGCGGACTTCAGGGCCGCCGCGGTGTTCGCCGTGCCTGTTTGATAGGCCATGGTTATGCCAGCTTGATTGCGAAGAAATCCATGAACCCGGTGCGCCAGACGTCGCGCACCACGAGGTAGGTGTCGGCGCCGATCGTCACGGTGTTCTCGACCGCGTTGTCGAAGCCGGTGAGCCAATAGACGCCGTCGAGCTCGCCGTATTGGTTCGGCCCCGCGTCGTTCAGGACGATCGGGTGCAGCCCGTAGTAGCCGGGCGAGAGCGTGTAATCGGCGTTGGTGTTGCGCGGCCCGCCCTGGCCCGTCGCGAGCGGAAACTGGTTCTGGGTGTTGTTCCAGGGCCAGACCTCCGGCTCTTTCCAGACGCCGTCGACGAAGCGCATCTTCAAATTGGCCCTCGCCCCCTTGAACGGCGTCGAATAGCCCGTATTGTCATAGCGCGTCGCGGAGCCGGAGGTCAGCATCCCGGAGCAGACCACCGGATAAGGGTATTGGCCCGGGGTGGCGTAGGGGAGGCATTTCCCGAGATAAAACGCCTGGTACTGGGTCTGCACGTTGGCGACGACGATCGCCCGCTGGCCGTTGCCGACGAACCAATAGGGAATGCTGTTCTGGTACAGCGGCACCGCGAGATCGCCGGTCGGGGTGCCCGCCGTGTTCGGGGTGCCCGGCTGGTGGTAGAAATCGTTCCCCGAGACGAACCCGGTGAAGGCCGCCACCCGCCAGTTGAAGTAATCCAAGGGCACCGACTGGTAGGTCTTGATCCCGATGAAGATTTCCTCGATCCCGGAGAGCCCGGGCCCCTGAAGGATGGATTCCCGCTCGGCGCTCGCGCCGTCCCAGCGGAGCTCGGTCCATTCCTGCCCGGCCGCGACCAGCGCCGCGTTGGTTTTGAGGAACGCCCGGAGCTTGTCGAGCAAATCGTAGTGGCCCGCGGCCGTGCCGGTTTCGTATGCCATTTACTTGATCATCTGCCGGATCGCCCCGGAATTGCGCTGGATGTGGTTGACGATCACCTTCTCGCCCGCCGGGCTCGACAGGTAGTCGTGGACGAGGTTCGGGTCGATCGTGTTGATGATGCGGACTGATCCGGTCTGCGCCGGGCCCGCGGCGGCCGCGGCCATGTGGTCCACCAGCCCGCCGTTGGCGTAGCCGCCGAAGCTCGGGACGCTCGGGCCCTTGGTCATCTGGTGCAGCGCTTCGAGGAAGCCGACGCCGAGCCGGTTGACCGAGGGCGCCGAAAAGACGTATTCGTTGGCGTGCACCACGCCGGCCGGTTGCAGCCGCCCGCCGGGGCCGGTCCAGCCGCCTTCGTCGAAACCGAACGCCATCAGGAGGTTGGAGAAAAACCCCGCGATCCCGCCGCCGCCCTTGGCCAGATCGCCGAGACCGCCGAGCAGGCCGCCGGCGGCCGACGCCGCGCCGCCCGACTGGTTCCCGAAAAGCGCCCCGAGGATATCCTGCGACAGCGCCTCGGCCGCCATGCGGCGCAGCGTGTCCGAGAAGCTTTTCGCCATGCCGGACAGATCGTCCTGGAAGGGATCGAACAGAAGGTCGGCAAAGGCGTCCTGCATGTTCTCGGCCGAGCGCTGGGCAAACTGGGTCATTTGGTCGGTTTGGGTCTTAAAGCCCTCGATCGCCTCGGTATTGATCACCTGCTGCACGATCTGGACACCCTCGGTATTACCAGCGGCTTTAAGCTGCTCCAGGAAGTCCCGATATTGATTTTGAAGCACCGCTAGCCGCGCCTGGAAAAGCTCCTGCTGCTCCGGCGGGACCACGATATCGGCCAGGTTGATCTTGTCCTTTTGAAGCTCCAGCAGCTTCAGCCTGAACTGGTCAAGCTGATCGGCCAAATTGCGATCGCGGCCCGCGATCTCCGCCTGCGCCTCGGCGACGATCTCGCCCTTTTGCGCCTCAATGAGGCCGATTTCGCTCATCAGTCGTTCGATATCGCCTTGCAGCCGAGCCTGCTCGATGGACGCTTTGCCCTGGTCGGCGGGCAGGTTGGCCCGGGCCTGCTGGGCAATCTCGATCTCGCGCTGTTTGGCCTCGATCTGCGCGTCGAGGTCAGCCTGCCGGAGCTCGGCGACCTGGGTGTAATAGGTGCGGTAATCGATCAGGTTTTGATCCAACTGACGTTCGAGCGCAGCTTCACCGGCCTCGAACCCGGCTCGTTGCTCCTCCAGCTCGATCCGGGCCGCGTCCCGCTGCAGTTCCAGACGTGCCTGGATTTCCTGGCGGGCATCGTCCAGGAGCGAGGCTTTCGGCTTTTTCTCTTTCGCGGGTTTGACCGGGAGCGTACGGATGTTGGAGAGGTCGAGCGGCCCGGGTTCACCGGATGCCGTGTCGGTTTTCTGGGTTTGGGCCTTGATGCGCGCCATCAGCTCGGCCGCTTTCTGCTCGGCCTCCTTCAACTGCTTTTGCAATCCGCTGCTGGCGCCGGATAACTGAGCGCCCGGCGTCGCCGATGCTCGTTTGAGTTCGCCGATCCGCTTGATCGTCGCGGCATATTCGGTCGAGAGTTCCTTGATCCCTTTGGCCTCTTCCTTCGCCATCCGCGGTGACAGCAGCAATCCGGCCGTCCCGCCAATCAGCGCGCCGGTCGGCCCGAACCGGCTGCCCAGTTTGGCACCGGATATCGCTGCGAGGATCGCCACGACTTCTTCCCCGTGGCCCTTGAATGTCTGCAACGCCTTCGCCGCCACGCCCATCGAATCCACGATCGCTTGCGCAAAGCCGGTGATCGCCTTCAGGGTTTGAGGATCGGTGAGGATGGCCCGGAACTCGTCGATCGAGCGGGTTAGCGGCGAGGTGTCGATGTCTTTGAACGCCGCGCTCGTGTCGTTCTTCAGCTGGGTGAGCGCCGATTCCACGGTGCGCGGCAGCAGCTTGAACTGCCGGTCCCATTCGCCGGACATTTCGAGCACTGCCTTGACGATCACGTCCGATGTGATCTTGCCTTCCTCGGCAAACTTGAAGAGATCTTCCTTGGAGGCTTTGAGATGCTTCTGGAGGGCCTCGACCACCAACGGCGCGCCTTCCATCACCGAGACGAACTCGTCGCCGTTCAGCCGCCCCTTTTGCAGGGCTTGGCTGAGCTGAATGACGCCGCTCGCCGCCTCCTCCGACGTGCTGCCGTTCAGTAGGAACGATTCGTTGATCGCTTTGGTGAAGGTGAGATTCTGCTGCTGGGTCGTGTTGAGCTCTTTGGTCGAGCGGGCCACCCGCGCGTACAGCGTTACGGTCGCATCAAGGGCGCTGCGGGTATCGTCGGCCACCTGGAGCAAGCGACCCTGAACGGCCGCGAGATCGGCGTTATCCTGGGTCACCTGGCGCAGTTGCCCGGACATCTTCTTGCCGGCGTCGGTAATGCCGACGAAGTCCTTAAAAAGCTGCGCGCCCTGGCCGATCAGAAAGAAGGCGATGAGATCGCGCCGCGCGGCTGCGAGTTGCTGGCTGATCGATTGGACGCCCTGGCGGGCGGCGGAAAAGCCTTGGTTCAGCTTTTGTCCGGATTGCCGGCCTTCCTCGCCCAACCGCTTGACCGCATCGCCGACGCCGACGATTTCCGCCTTGCCGGTCTTTGCATCGACGCGTATCTTTAAACCAAGTTCGTAATCTGCCACGGCGCTTTCTAATGAAATGGGATCAGTTATTGACCTTCGTGTTCGGCTGGACGGCCCTGTTCGGCTTGCTGTGGTGTTTTGCGACGGCCGCGTCGCCCCGGAGCTATCAGCTCTTCGTCTTTTTGCCCTTCGTGCTGTGGATCGTCTTTAAACGCGTCTCGCCGGTTGCCCTGCTGCTCGGCCTGATCCACGGCCTCCGCGCCTAATCACTTCAGCCATTCGAGCATTTGCTGGAAGCCGTCTTTCGAGGCTTGCGAAGCCCGCATCAGCAATAGCCAATCCCGCCGCCGCTGCTTTTCGGCCCGATCGATCGCCGTGAGAAACGCTTCGACCTGCGGCCGGGTATAGTTCAGGATCTCGGGCCAGCGGTGTCCGTGTGCGACGAGTCGCTGAATAGCGTCGCCCCAGCCAGCTTTGTCATCATGTCGCTCACCGCAGGCAGCACGCTGCGGGTAAAAAAACCCGCGTTGACTCCGATGACGGCGGCCGTCAGTTGAATGAACTCGTCGGCCGTCAGCCCGTCGATCCATTGGCGCGGGCGGCGGACGGCGATGGCCACGGCTTCGGCGATCGCATCGCCGTGGTCGGCCACGAGGGCCAGCACGTCGAGCACATCGCCCTCCGAGCCGAATGGCACCCCGCGTAGCGCCCGGGCCATGGCCGGAATCTGCCCGATGGTGAGCGGCAATACCTCGACCGTTTCGCCGCCGGCGATGACGCGGACGGGTTCCGGCACCAGCACGTTCAATTCGTTCGAATCCATTAATCCTCCTTACGCCGGACGGCCGTTGACGTACACCTGGGCGTAACTGCCTCGCTTGCCGATCGAAACGGCGAAGGTCATTTGCTGTACGGTGTCGCGGGATTTCCAGGCCAGTTCGCCGCCGGGCGCCATCTCGCATTTCGGGATGTAAAGGTCTCGGTTCTCGCCCTGCGTGTTATCGGCGATGAAGCGCAGTGCGCCTTTCTTGGCCCCGAGATTGTTGCTGGCGATTTCTTCCCAGGTCGTCGCCACCTTCGCATAGTCCACCAGGAGGGGGGTATCGTCCGCAATCGCGCCGCCGGACTCGATGTACAGGCGCGCCAAGGTGAGGTCCACGGTGTAGTCGGTCGCGTCCACGTAGGTCGGGGTCCCGCCGGCGCCGGTCACTACCACCGTGCTGATGTCGCGCACCCCGGCCGGCCGGCTGGCGGAGGCGCCCAGTTGGTAGTAATGGCCCTTCTTGACGGTCAGCGCCTCGTCGGTCACAGAGCCGGAGGATTGGTTGACGGTGGATTTATCGCCGATCAGGAACAGTGCCAGATTGTCCCCCGAGATGTCTTTGCCCACGATCTGCGCCGATCGGTTCACGCGGGTGGCGATATCGAGGTGTTTTTCCGCGATCGGGCCGTCCGAGTCGTAGTCTTCCAGTTTGTCGGCCTGGACGTTGACCGTGAAGCCTGGGGTGTCGCCGAGATAGCGCTCGCCGGTCAGATTGCCGTTGGCATCTTCGAGGTCGAAGTAGAGCTTGCCGGCGCCGAGTACGATGTTTTGTGGCATAAAAAGCCTCGCCTGATTCGTGGAAGGGTTATTCGATGACGCCGAGCTCTTTGAGCCACGTTGCCTGTGCTTCGGTGACGTCGATCTTCTCGCCGTGCTTACGGTCCACGCCCTGATGGCTATGGGGCTTTTTAAGCGCGACCGTGACGCGCTTCGGCACGGTGGCGGTCTGGGATTCCGGTACGGTCTTGCTGGCCATTTTCAGCTCCTAAAAGTAACGTCTCGTTTTCAGAATCAGCCGCGCCGAATGGCACAGCACGTTAGCGAATAACACGGGCCCGGCGTCGTCCGATTGAATGCCGGCCTCGTCGTCGATCCAGCAGGTGGCGACGGCCCCGCCCAAGGTATCGTCTGCCCGGAAGGCCGCCCGAATCGCATCGATCAGATCGTCGAAGGCGAGCTCACTTGCCGCGGCATCGGACAGCGCCAGGTAACCGCGGATCTGCCAGGTGATGGTTTCCCGAAACGTCGGCTCGGAAGGCTTCGATTCCTGGATTCCGACCCGCCGCGCGAACCAGCCGCGGAGCTGCTTTTGTCCGCTGCCGGCATCCCAGGCATAGAGGGCCGAGAGGTCCGCCATCTGGTTGGCGTAGCGCTCGTAGGCGTGCACCCGGCCGATATCGGCGACCGAGTTGAGCTTGGCGACGATGGCGGTGCGGATGGCATCGGCCATGGCTTACTGGCCCCCCAGTTGCTGGACGATTCGCTGCACGGCTCGCCTGAAAATCTGTTGCACCTGCGCCCGCTGGGCCTTCATGGTGCGCTCGAACATGTGCGCGCCTTTCGTGCCCGTGCGGGAAATCTTCCGGGCGACGCGGAAGGCGACGCCTGGCGCTTCATCCCGATCGACGCCGAGCTTCTCGCGGACCCAATCGATCAAGGGTTCGACCGGCGGGAAGTGCGGCCGGGTGCCGAGCTCGACGGCCACGGCATAATTCAGCACCGAGCCGAACTTGCCCTGGGCGTCCTGCACATCCACCACGCCGATCAATCCGTCGGACAGCCGCTGCGGCTCGCGGGCGATGATGCTTTTCCGGAGGAGCCCATAAGCGCCGGTGGGTGTCGCCTCCACCACTTCCCGCTGAAGCAGCGCCAGCGATTCCTCCATGGCCGCGTGGAACTCCCGGTCGGCAATTTCCGGCGCCTGGCGCCAGAGTTCCTGGAACTGCCCGAAACCTTCCAACTCGATCGCGATCTCCATCAGCGGTACCGGTTCGGGTGGGTGAGCCGGTCGCGGCCCAGGCTGTTCCCCAGGTTCCAGTTCACGACTTCGCCGGCCGCTGAATTCCGTTTGTCCTCGACGCCGAGCTCCGCCAAATACCGCTGCCGGAGTTCCTTGGCTCGCCGGGTGTATTCCCGTGCCGGGCCTTGCTGGTCGGTCCGGTCGGCCTGGATGGTCGGCTCGCTGTTATTGGCGTAATAGCTCGCGATCTCTTCACAGCCGATCGCGGCCGCCCAGCTCGCCACCGGCTCGCGGTCATCGACCGGGATCGTGTCCTCCGAGGCGGACACGACGTGCCGGCGGGTATGGGTCAGCCGCAGCACCGCCCCGGCCGGCACCGCCGACAGGAGCATTAGTTTCGCCACGGACGGGCTTTGGTAGAGATCGTACTGATCGGCGCCGATGAAGGCGGGCGGCACCTGCCCGATCGGGTATTCCAGGCTGACGATGGCGCTGAACTCCGCTTCGAACCCGGCCGGCAGGTCGAGGAGGTTCCCGCCGCCCGCGACGTTGAGGTCCACGACGGTGCGCCGCGGCCGATCCTTGCTGTAGCGGGTGACCGCCAGGGCAATCGCCTGGTCGATATCGCCGCTCGCGAGCTTCCCCGCGGTATCGCGGACCAGCTTCGGCACCAGGGCTTGATAGTCGGAGAGCGCCATGCGCGGTTGCCCGGGTTACGCCACGATCGCGCCGTACAGACCCCGGTACTCCAGGACGTTGCCGCCGTAGATGTGCCGGATCTTGTAGGTGATCTTGTCGTTGCTGAACAGGCTGCCGACGGTCGGGCTGTCCTGGACGAACAGCTCCGGTTCCTCGTTGCCGTCGAGGAAGCCGATCTCGACGGTCGGCACCTCGTTGTAGTCGCAGGACAGGAACCAGTTGTTGGCGTCGCTCCAGTACCAGACCGGGAGCACGTTCATCTGCAACGACTCGACGAAATCGGTGTCGTTGTTGGTGGTGCGACGGAACAGCTCGAACGCGCCTTCCTCCAGATCGAAGGGCACCCAGAGATTCACCGGCGGAATGCCGATACGATCGGAGGAGCTCAATTCTGTCTGCTTGAGGACGGCAAGGCGCCCGGCCGCAACCGTAGTCGCGGACAGCGCCGCCGCGCCGAGGTTGCCGTGAGTGGCATGGAACAGGGCCACCGAGTCGTAAATGGTAGGATTGGTGGCCAGGAAATCGAGCACGAACTTGCTCAGCGTCCGCTTTGCCGCCCGCGACATCTTGACCGGGATCTGCCGGATCGAGCCGACGTCGTCGTTCCGGATCATCTCCAGCGTCACATCTTCCGTGCCGCCCCGTTTGGTGACCGCATAGGTTGCCTTTTCGTCAGTCGGCGAGGTGAGTGACGCGTAGGGGTCGCCCTGGGCGACAGCCGGAAGATCGCCATAGCCGCCGAAGCGGGTGCGCTCCTGGATGCGGAAATCGCCGACCGGCACCACGTTACCCAAGCGCCGCCACACGTCATAGCGACCGGTTTGCTGGTAATCGGCAATCATCCGCCGGGTGATTGAGGAGCCCAGCACGTTGGCCCAGCTCGCCGTGGTCAAGGATTCGCGGAATTCAGCGAATTCGGCTCCGATTGCCTCGCGCAGCCGCGTCGGGTTGCAATCCCCCAAACGTCCGGACACGCGGCGGTCGCCGGTGATCTCGATGTAGCACTCCTTGAAGCTCTGCGTCGCCCGATGATCCTTATGAGCGGGATCGAAGAAGGCGTCGAGCATGCCGGCCAGCTTTTCCGCCCGATCCTCGACACGAACCTCGCCGAAATGGAGCACGGGCTTCCCGGACTCGGTGAACCGGGCCAGGTACTCCCGCTCGGCGTTGATCGCGGCCGTGACGTCCGCTTCGACGAAGCGTTCGCGGGCGGCGAAATCGTTCAGCAGCTTGTCCTTCGCCGGTTGCGGCAGGTTAGAGGTGCTGATCGCGACACGGGCGCTCGCACGGGCCTCGACCATGCGGATACGTTCCTCGATCGCGCCAAGGTCGGCCGCCGCCGGTGCACCGGCGGCGGAGCCTGCTTGCGTCGTCGTGGGTTTATTCGAAGCGACGGCCTCGCGGTACGCCGTTTCCAGCGCCGCGTCGTCATTGGTATTCAGGTTGGCGGGCAGCTGCCCGTTGTGGGCGGCCTTCACCGCCTCGATCATGCGTTCGCGTAATGCCATGTCTGGCTCCTCGGGGTGGACGGATTCGACGAGACGGATCAACTGTCCGCCGGCGCCCGGCTCGACAATCAGATCCACGGAATTGACCTTGTTGATTTTCTGGGCGACCTTGACGCGCTGGCCCTCGTGCAGCTGGGCCTTGGCCGAGCCTTCGGCGTCGATCGAGAAGCCGAACAGATCGCCCATGCCGCGGCTATGCGCTTCGCGGAGCTTCACGGCCACCTCGCCCTCGGGCTCGATCAGCTCCAGTTTGGCGCGCAGCTCGCCGCAGTCGGGCATGGCCCCGGCCGAGAACTTGGCCTCGACCAGCCGTCCCAAGAGATTGCGGACGTCCTTGCCGCCGCCCTTGATGTGCTCGTCGTCGCTTTTGGCGAATACCCGCGCGCCCTCGAACAGCGGCGCCGCTTCGCGCAGCACGGCATCGGGATAGAAATTCTTATTGAGCGAGAGCCCGGCGCGGATGACCCGGATCAGCCAGCGGCCGTTCTCGGCGGCTTCGATAAAGCAGCGGGATTCGCGCAGCGTGACCGGGACGTATTGCTCGATAACTTCAAGCGGCTCGCCGATCGCGACGGTGTTGTCGTCGTTCAGCGTGTAGGGGTAGGCCCAGTAGCGGCCGTCCCGTTCGCAGATCGCCCGATCGGGGTAGATGGCCTCGATGTGGACATAGGCCCGCTCCGGGCTTTCCGAGTACACCTTCTTCGCCAGCGCCGCGCGGACCAATTCGATGATCTGCCGGAACTCGGACGTCGCCGCCTCGCGGAGCGCCGCGCCCTGGAGACCGGACTCGGGGATTCGCACGGCCATTACTTGCCGGCCTTCTTGGCTTCGGCCCCTTCGACTTTGCTCAGGGCAGGTTTCGGTTTGTCGCCGCGGAGCTTCCGGCCGTCGACCGTCACCACGACCACATGCGTGCCGTAGTCGCTGAAGGCGAACACCTCATCGGCCGTTACCCGTTTCTGGGCGACCTTGCCGGTCGGCTTTCCGTCATCGCCCAGCTCAGGGACTTCGCGGAAAACCAAGGCCGCGGCTTGAGCCTTCGTCAGTTCGACGGGCTTTTCGGATTCGTTCGGGGTGTTAGTGGCGTCGGACATCGGCTGCGCTCCAGGATGATGAACATCGATGGGAACGCAGATTAAAGGGACAGGGAAAACGGGGGCAGCTGAAACGTTTCAGCGGGGATTTATGAGGGGCGCGATATCAGCATAACCGGAATGGGTTTCCGGTGTCGACTGACGATAGCGTTACGGAGCGTTATAACGCCTCCGGGGGCCGCGCGGCGGATTCGGATAGGCGTATGCCGCGCGTAACAGGGTGTCGCGCGGCTGTGGCGGCTAGAGGGATTTTGTTCCGGTTTTGATGCAGTTTGCTTTGAGCGCCTGATTTATACGGCCGCCGCCAGCCGGCCCAGAAACCCGACCGCGTGATGCGGTTCATGGCCCTCAGCACGCAGCAGCTCGTTGTCGCAGAGGTCGACGGCAAATCGGTTTTCCGGCGGTTCGTCCGCTTCGATCGCCACGATGCGCTGCATCGCTTCGCGTAGATCCCCTTCGTCCGACAGCTCAGAACCGACCAGCCAGCGCTCCACCTCCATCCAGCGGCGGTAAAGCGCCTGATGGTCGAACGCTTGGGCGGTCCATCCGAATAAGGTATCCGCCAGGGTAAAGAGGGTAATCGCAAAGGGCAGGCCCAGCTGTAGCCAAAGCGGGGCGTCCTTCAGCACCGCGGCCACCATGCCGAGGCTCGCGGCAATGTTGAAATAAGCCGCCCACCGTGCCCGGCGCAGATACACGCGGCGGCGCTGCTGATGATAGCGCGCCGACAGGCGCACCCGGAGCAGGATTTGATGGGAGGTCAGTTCAGCCATGGTTCACCTCTTTTTCGGGGGCCGTTCGGGTGGATGAGGAATGCTCGGACTCACAGTCTTGTCGTGAACTATCGTTCGAGGATAATCCTTAATAACACGCCCGGTTGAAATAAAACGCCCAGTGGAAGAATCCCGCCGAGTGAAATTGTCAGTTCCTTTGCCGTCATGTTTCTTAGCAGGCGGCTTCTTTTCATCACCACTCATGATTGTACATTTCCCCCCAAAATAAAAACGCTGAAATCGGTGGGTTACGCCGGGGTACCGGCTAACCCACCCTACAGGCTACGGGCTATTTGACTGGCTCCCAATCGCGCAGAAACACTTCGGTCATTTGATACTGCCTTTTCTCGGGGTTGAATTTGGACGTGACGGCAATGTTCGCCATCACCGAAACCTCCCGCGCCAGCTTGGTCCGGTCTACCGTTGGATCGAGGACCATCTTGACCCGACTTTCCGACAATCCGGGGACAATGCAGCGCCAGCCCTGTTTCTCGTTATCCAAATCCGTGGCCCTGATTTGAATAAAAGCACGGCTGAACTCCTCAACCTTACTTTCTGGTTGTGGCGGATCGAAGCGCTCGGGAGCGGCTTGTATCGTTTTTGCCTCAATGATCGTCTGCTCGTTGTTATCGACGACGATGGTGGCTTCCTTGTCCGATTTTGCCGGATGTACCGCCAGCACCGCGCCCTGCGCCAACATCTTTTTGTCGCGGATTGATGTTTCCATTATTTGCCTGAAGGCATCCGGGGTGACGTTCAAGGTCTCGGCGACAAAGTGAATGACGTTATTTTGATTGCCGTTGATGGTCGCCGTGGCGGCCTCAGGGGCATCTTTGGGCAACGCCAGAGAAACACCGTAAACAAGAGCCCCCGTTAAAAGGCCGCCGATCACTACCGTGGCCACTTTGCTATTTTCCATCCCGGTTTTTTCTCGAAGTGTTGTTATCCACGCATGGAAGCCCTCTTCGTCCTTGAAGAAGAATCGCAAAATGAAATCTTCGATAAGAGATCCGGTCGCGATTTCTTGTACGTATAGCTCGACCTTGACAATAGCACCGTCCAAGACTAAGGCATTCGCCAGGTTGGGAAGCTCACGGACAACCTTGTCGAACCCCTGGAGTGACTTAATGATTTCCGTGACGGGCACCGCCTCCCGTGTCGTATATTCAATATGATGAACGGTTTCAAAGCTATACATTAACCCCCCGATAAGAAATCCACAGGCTTAGCCTGCTCTGCGGCTACGCATCATTCGAAAGCCCCAAATGTCCGCGAGGACACTACTCCTTACTTGCCCTGTCGAGCGACTTTGCTAAGAGACTAAGAAACCCAATGTATTCGAGAGCCTTTTCTGGATCATCCTGAATCAGATCGTGAGCCCGAGGATTCCGGAGAGCCAACATCGCCCCGGCATAGAGATACATCATTCCTTGTTGTTCACTACGATCGGTTTCTGTCTGCAGATCGCTGAATCGAAGCACCGGCGCTTTTGGGCTAAATACCGTCTGCATGAGTTCAGTTCCAGATAGCTCGTACCGACCGCTTCTCATCTTCACGAGATGATCGAGTACTTTGCAGGCATCCTCAACGGCATTAGCGTAATGACCGTCGTGGAACAGCTTTCCTACTGCTCGCTCGATTTCCGGATGGATATCCAATTCCTCGAAAGCTCGGACGGCACGCCCCTCTGGTGTTTCGCCGAGGTCTTGTAGCTTCTCCTTAAAGAGCTCGATTATTGTTTGGAGGTTTGAGATCGCCTCATCAATTCCGCGCCTGTAGCCCTCGCGCACCTCGGAAATAGGTGCCTTGTATCCTGCTCTCAGTGATCTTTTATCGAGCGACCATACGTAAAAACGTCTGTACTCAACCGTATCTTTTCCGAAAAGCTCCACTAAGGTGTCATCAATTTTGTCTTCCAACGCTTTAAGGAAAGGTTCACGTCCCTGAATCGTTGATATATCGACCGCCCTCAATTCGCCAATCCGTCGCTCAAGTCTCGGAATGGCTGCTTTCATTTGTTGGGGTGACAAATTTGCCGATTTTGGTTGTTCTGGAACTGATCGCTTTGCCATTGTTGATAGTATTTTTTGCGCCTTACTACATTAGCCCGGTCGTCGAGCTACGCGCTCGCTTCTATCGGACTACCTTTCTTAAGTTTGAAGTTTTCGTCGTTTTGACAATAAGCCAGAGCGTCGAATAGCAGCCCGGTGATGCGCATGAGGTTTTCCGGCTTATCGATTAGGATTTGATTTCCAGGACCGACCTCCAAGCCGGCGCGGCGGATCTCCGTCAGGTGTTGCGGTGTCAGATCCATGATGAACTGGATCGAGGGACGCTTTTTGTCTCCGCTATATCTAAGCAGCCATCGATTCGTTTTGTTTTGATAAAGCACGGTGAAATAACTTTCCGTATCCTTCCCGGATAGCGGCTCACCCGGCAGGATTTCCTGGACGATAGCGAGCAGTTTACGTTCGGCCGCCGTCGTAACGATCTTGCTGTTCAGCAAGTCGATCACATCGACTTCTTCATGGGTTTGTAAGGGGGCTTCCGGAACGGGCTCCGTCGCGGGGGGCGCCGATAGGCTGTTCACTACCATGTCACTCATGGTTTGGGCGACGGCCTGTTTGACGATCGGTGTGATGCTCTCGATAAACTTGGCCGTTAATGTTCGCTGAATCGTTGACTTACCGACGACGTAACGGACGAAATCGGCGTCACATTCCAGGATGCTCTTTTTGATAACGGTCTTGAACGCAGCCAGGTAGACACTTTCTTCCGCCAGCGTACGGAGGGCCTCCGGTTGAAAATGATCGTGCCGAAAGCGGCTCAGTTGCTCAATATCGGTCGCAGACAGGCCCAGGAAATCAACCGTGAAAAACGGCTCTTTGTCCATGACGTTTTTGTTATTCAGGTCTGTGAAAAAACGCCACTCGCGGCCGTTGGTGATCGCTACGATCGTGACCTCCGGCGTCGCATTGAAATAGCGGGCCAGCTGCGGCGCATGATTGGTGAGGTTTTCTCTGAAGCTTTTCGCCTCCACGAACATCACGGGGACGCCGTTGCAAAATAGCGCGTAGTCCACACGCTCGTTGGCCTTTACGCCAGGGACATCAGCACAGAATTCTGCTTTAACTCGGGTCGGGTCGTAGGGACTGAACCCCAGGATATCCAGTACCGGGAGAATTAGCGCCTGCTTGGTGGTTTCCTCGGAATCGCAATGACTTCCGACATTTGTGACGTGTTCGACATGCCTGGATAACCGTTCTTTAAAGTCCATACGCCCCCCACTTCTTGGAAATAATTAGAACCCCTGACGACTTCTACCGAAGTTTAGTCGTCTCATCAGTGACAAATTCACGTTACACCCGTCTCAAACGTGAATAGTTCACTGCATCATCCATGTGACAGCCTTAACTTACCTTGCCCTACTTTGCATTTTTCTTGAGGTCGGCCAGTTCTCGCTCTAGCTCCTTCATTCGTTTAATTTTTTCAAGCTTTTCCTGAATCTCTTCTTGCCCGGATTCATCGAGCATTTCGATCAGTTCGAGCAGCTTCTTTTTGCGCGGCGTCAGCTCGTATCCGCCCGGCGGCTCCGTCATGCCCACCGTCCGCACGCCGGTGAGGATGTATTGCACGTCCGCGCCCGCAGCGGCAAATGAGAACAAAACTTCTCCTCCAGGAACAACCTGCCCCCGCTCGTATTTGCCCCAGATTTCGCGGCTGACATTGCAAGCCGTACCAGCCGCTTCTTGGGTTAAACCCAAGCGTTTTCGCTCCTCCTTAAGTCGGCCTGCCGAAAGAGATAAAAACTTCTCTTCACTCGTTGACATAGAGAATTATAGTTCTCATAATTGCGGACACCCTGATAAATAACCGGATCAAGTAACCCTCTTTAGGCAAAAAAAGAGATGACCATGCATGCCATTGCTCATGCGCATGAGTTGCGCGCCAACCTCAGACAAGGAGTCGTCATGCATCCAGCCGATATCAAGGCGGCTTTGGAAAAGGCCGGTAGCAGCCAAACGAAAATTGCGCAAACCCTGGGGGTTAGCAAGACCACTGTGGGCCACGTGATCTATGGCCGTTCCTCGTCTCGCCGGATTGCGGCAGAAATTTCCCGCGTCACTGACCTGCCGCTCTCCAAACTCTGGCCCGGCCGGTATGACGACAAAAAGTAAGGAACTCGCCATGAAAGACCACATCCTCGGATTCAGGTTCGATCAACCGACGATCGGCGTTGACTACGTGCCTCGTCCATCCGCTTTGCCATCTCCCGAAGCGTGCGTTGAGTCGCCGCCAAGTGCCCCCCATCAAAGCTTAGCTTGCTTGCCATCCCCCGCATTACCTCGCAATACCGGGGGCCATTGATGACCGCTTCATGCTCCAGTTCGGCCGCCAGAAACATGACGGCAATACTCAGGCCCTCGATCCGGCCCGCCAACTCATTGAATTCCTCGGCGCTCATGAGGATATCCCCCGTTGTGTTGTTTGCGACGGGGGCATTTTTACAGGGCGAAAAGTTGTTGCATAGAGCGAAATTAGGATTTTGTTTGGAAAGGACTCCGGGAGGTCATTTCCGAACATGAGCCGGAATTGGAAACGCATCCAACCGACCAGCCTCTTGCACGCCTTGAGGCTCTCTAAAGACTACGCCCGCGAGAAACACAACCGCTCGGTGGAGCGGATCGCCGACCTGATCGGCGTCTCGCCGGATCTCCTCTACAAGTGGCTCGGCAACGGCCGCATGCCGGCGAGCCTGATCCCGGCCTACGAAATGGCCTGCGGCATCGATTACGTGAGCCACTGGCTGGCGGTCTCCGGCGGCAAGCTGGTGATCGACATCCCCACGGGCAAGGCTGCCAAACCCGGCGACATCCACGAACTGCAGGAACTGCTGAATGCCGCGACCGGCAACCTGCTCCGGTTCTACGGCGGCAAGGCCGAGGCAGCGGAGACCCTGTCCGCCATTCAGAGCGCGATGGAGGGCCTGGCCCTGCACCGCGGCAACGTGGCGAAACACGCGCAACCCGAACTCGATTTTGGAGGTGATGAATGAGCAAAACCCTAACGGTCGAGGCGGGCGAGAAGGTCCTGGACGTGCTCCGGGTCCTGGAGCGCAACTTTATCCACGGCTACAGCCCGACGGAGCTGGCCAAAGCCACCGGATTTCCGGCTAGCGCAATCACGCGCTACGTCGCGACGCTGGAGGCCAAAGGTTATGCGGAGCGGATTCCGGAGACCGGGCGAATTCGGATCAGCCACCGCCTAGCCCAGGTTTCGATTCAGATCATGAATTCGCTCGATGCGGCCGCGGCGCGGATCGAGGAATCCCGGCAACGGATTACCCGGATGACCGGTGGCATTAGCTCATTCGAGCAAGCTAAACAACGCGTGATGACCCAACTAGGAGACTGAACATGTCGAGAAAGCCCACTGAGACCGAGCTGGACGAACACGTGGTAACGGACGCCGGCAACGAGTTGGCGCACGTGTCCAGGGAATACACCGCGCTGACTCACGAGATCGACGAACGCTTTGGCGACATCATTCCGTACCAGCGCGATCGAGTCATCCAAGAGACTCGATTCTATCTCGCTCAATCCGCGGAGACCTTGCTTGAAGCCGGCAGGCGGCTCGTTCAGCTAAAAGAGCACGAGCCGCATGGGGATTGGCTCAATACGCTCGATCAGATCGGGATCCACCCAAGGGCTGCGCAGAGATTGATGGCGGCAGCGGTAAAGCTGGCAAATACGACGCTGGTGTCGCGCTTGAAATCGCCATCCAAAACCAAGCTCATCGAATTAGCGACCCTTGACGACGATGAAATCCAAGAGCTGGGCGAAGGCGGAACCGTCCGCGGCCTGAAGCTGGATGAAATAGATCGCATGTCGCCCACCGAGCTCCGCGCCGCATTGCGCAAAGCCAAGACCGATAACCAGAAGCAACTCGCTGACCTCAAAGGTGACCTCGACGCCAAAGCCAAGCTGATCGCGGCCAAGAACGAGAAGATCGACGAACTCTCCACCAAGCTGGACAAGCGCCAGTACGCCGAGCCCGAGGACCACACCTCGCGCTACGTCCTGGACCTGCAGAACGAAGCACTCGCCATCGCGGTGAAGATCCAAACCGGCCTGATGGCCCGCATCGTCGCCGTTTTGGATGTACACACGCCCGAGCAGCAAGAGCACGCCCGGCTGCTGGTCGCCCAGGCTTTAGGTCAAATCGTCTCCATGGCGCGGATGGTGGGCAAGGACGTCGACGTGCTGCCTGCCGAAGATGGTGTCTCGCTCTTCCGCGAAGCGGCCGGCGACGACGACCGCGAGATCTGGGCGAAGATCAACGCCGATCTCGCGGAACAGAACGCCCAAGCCGGTACGGTGAACTGATCATGGACCTGCACCGCCTCCGCGTCGCCGACCGTTACGCCAAGCGCCTGGCCGAGACGCCGCACAGCGAGAAGGGGCCGGTCGTCGAAGCCGGCGCCGCCGAACTCGGCCTATCGAAACCGGCGTTCTACCGGCTGCTGCAGCGGGTGACCGTGAGCGACCGAAAGAAGCGCGCGGACCGTGGCGACTACGAACTGCCGCGCGCCGAAGCGGACACGGTCAGCGCCTACCTGATGGAGGGTTACCGGCTCAACGAGAAACGCGGGCGCACCCTGGAAACGGCGGTGGACGTGTTGCGGGCCAACGGCGAGATCCGCGCGGAGCGGCTGGACGTCGTGACCGGCGAAATCCGGCCCTTATCCTATTCAGCGATCGCCCGCGCCCTTCGCGGCTACGGGGTGCACCCGGAGCAGCTCCGCCGGCCGACGCCGCACCAATCGCTCAGGAGCCTCCACCCGAACCATGTCTGGCAGGTGGACGGCTCGGTCTGCGTGCTCTATTACCTGCCGGGCGGCGGGGCGGTGATCGAGGAACTCGACCCGGCCGTGCACTACAAGAACAAGCCGCACAACCTCAAGGCGATCGAGGAAAAGCGCGTCATTCGCTACGTGCTGACCGACCACGCCACCAATGTGATCCGCTGGCGCTATTACCCGCACGCCGAGACCGCCGAGCACACCGTCCGGTTCCTGGCCTGGGCTATGGCGCCCAAGGCCAGCCCGAGCGACCCGTTCCACGGCCGGCCGGCCATTCTGATGGTCGACCCCGGCGCCACGGCCGGCGGACTGGTCAAGCGCTTCTGCACCCGGCTCGGCATCCACCTGATCGTCAACAAGCGGCGCAACGCCAGGGCCAAGGGCAGCGTCGAAGGTGCTCAGAACCGCGTCGAAATGGCCTTCGAGCACGGCCTCCGCGATCAGCGCTCCGCGATCCGGAGCTTCGAGCAGCTCAACCAGGCGGCCGAGGTGTTCCAGCTCTGGTGGAACGCCACCAAGCCCCACACCCGCCACGGCATGACCCGGTTCGACGCCTGGATGCACATCCGCCAGCACGAGCTGATCAAGACCCAGCCCGAGTCGGTGCTGCTTTCCCTGGCGACCGACGAGCCGCAGAAGCGCAAGGTGAGCGGCGACCTGACCGCCGAGTTCAAGGGCCGCACCTGGAGCGTCAAGGACGTGCCGGGCGTCATGGTCCGGGGCGACGTTTTCCTGCACTGGCACCCGTTCGAGGACTGCGCCATGGCGGTGGTGACGGACGCCGACGGGCACGAGCGGCACATCGAGCTGCTGGACGTGACCGGCACGGTCGACCCGCTCAATGGCGAATGGGGATTTAGGACCAACACCGCGACCATCGGCGAAGAGTTCAAGTCGCCCGGCGACACCGAGACCGACCAAAACCGCAAGCGCATTTCGATGCGGGCCAGCGGCGCGAAGACCCTGGAGGCCGATGAAAAGGCGCGGGACCGAAAGGATTTTCAATCTTTCGCCGGCCGGATCGACCCCTACAAGGAAGCCAAGGAAACCGAGCTCCCGGCCTACCTCGCGAAGCGCGGCACCGATTTGCAAATCGCCGCGCCCACGGTCGAGCTGATCCCGCTCAACCATGTGCAAGCGGCCAAGTGGCTGCGCGCGCGGCTGGGCGTGGAGTGGCGGCCGGAGCATCTCCAACAGATTCAACGGGAGTACCCGGAGGGTGTCCCCGAAACCGAACTGCCCGCTCTGGCCGAGCGCCTGAGCCGGGGAGAAGCCCGCCAGCCGAAGCTGGCGATCGTGAAGTAAAGGAGGTTAGACGATGACGAAAGACGAATTGGTTAAGGCCGTGGCTCACGAATTGAAGGGCAGCGTGCCGGCGGAAACCGTGGAGCAGGTCGTGAATGCCGTCGGCAAGGTGGCGTCGGAATCATTCGAGGCCGGCGAAAACATCGAGATCCTGGGGCTGGGAATGGACGCCATCGGCTGGGCGCTGCGCCAGGTTCGGACCGAACTGCAAAAGTCGATCGCCACATTTCCCGAGTTACACAGCCTGCACGAGGGCTACGCACTGATCCAGGAGGAGCTCGACGACCTCTGGGACGAAGTGAAGGTGGACGATGAGACCTCGGCCGTGGATGAAGCCCTCCAGGTCGCGGCGGTGGCCGTCCGGTTTGCAGTGGAACTGGGGCTGGAAGACTAAGCGCCCATGGACGTCATCATCAAACTGCGCGACGACCCGCTGGCGGAGAACCCGGACAACGTGGCCGTCGAGGTCGAGTTCGAGCCGGCGCTGTCGGAGCAGGACACCGTTTCGCCCGCGGCGGCGCTGGCCACCCGCTTCGTCGAGTCCATCTGGCAGATCAACGACACGGCCCGCCGGCACGTCCTCGCGACAACGCCGGGGAGGAAACGGCATGGCCATTAAGTTGAAAGCCGTCCTCGCCGAGCACGGCATTAGCCTCGCGGAGCTGGCGCGGGCGATCGACGTGAGCCGGTCGACGCTGTCGCTGATCTGCAATCACGGGCGATGGCCGAAGACGCCGGGCACGGCGGTGCTGGTGGACCGAATCATGGATGAATTGAAAGCCCGCCTGGGGCACGAGGATTGGGATGCGGGCGGGCTGTTCGAAGAGGTGGCTGACGAGCGGTGCAACGCCCGCCAGCCGGTTGACATCGCTCCGGCAAAGACCGGGGCCATATCTGAGGAAGATTCTATGTTACTGCGAAAACAAGGGCTGACACCAGCCGCGAAAAAGCACTTCGGTCTGTTCCGCGATCCCTTCGCGGACGACGTGCAGGAAACCGACGACGTGTTCGTCTCGCCCGACATCCGCTACGTGCGGGAAGCCATGTTCCAGACCGCGAAGCACGGCGGCTTTCTGGCCGTGTGCGGGGAATCGGGCGCGGGCAAATCGACCCTGGCGGACGATATCGAGGACCGGATCGTCCGGGAGGAGTTGTCGATTACCCTCATCCGCCCCTACGTGGTGGGAATGGAGGGCGACGACACCAAGGGCAAGCGCCTCAAGGCCGGGGCCATCCTCGACGCGATCCTGCGGAAGGTCGCGCCCTCGTCGCCCAGGCCCTCGGATCTCCAGAACAAGACAGCGCGTGCGCACGATGCCCTGATCGCCTCGCACCAGGCCGGGAACCGGCATTGCCTGATCCTGGATGAGGCCCACCGGCTGGCGCCGCCGACCCTGAAGCATCTGAAAGGCTTTTACGAGCTGAAGCTCGGGCACGCGAAGCTCTTATCGATCATCCTGATCGGCCAGCCGGAATTGCGCATGCGTCTGGACGAGCGCAACCCGGAGCTGCGCGAAGTCACGCAGCGCTGCGAGGTGGTGGAGCTGCCGCCCTTGGATGCCCGGCTGGAGGACTATGTCGCGTTCAAGCTCCGCCGGATCGGCAAGGACCCGGCCGAGGTGTTCGAGCCGGACGCCTTGGACGCGGTGCGCGCGCGGCTCACCCTCACCCAGCAAAACCGCAGGGACCGGCTAAGCCTCCTCTACCCACTGGCCGTCAACAACCTGATCACCGGCAGCCTCAACCTCGCCGCCGAGCTCGGCGCGCCCAAAGTCGGCGCGGACCTGGTTAAGGAGGTCTGACATGCAACTGGTATTCGACAACAAAAACATCCCGCTCGACGGTGTCCAAGTGGCGGCATCTCCCACCAGCGGGACGGTGCTGATAGTACTCATGGGGAAAACCCGCCTGCCGGTCGGCGCGATTGAGCTATTGCCGGAAAAGGCGCTGGAGATCGGGCGGCTGCTGCTTTCGGCGGCGACTATTCCGGCGGCGGTCTTGGCGCAAGCTCAGGCCGACGTTAAAGCCAAGATGAACTAAGGGGTGTGAGATGAAGAAAAACATCATCGACAAAAATAGAAATCTCGCCCGCGCCATGCGCCTTGCGGCGGATGCGGCGGAGGATCTCGCCGCGCGCGGCATCGAGGTGATGACTGTTTCGTGCCTCGGACGGCTACCGGTGCTGACGCTCAACTGGTCGCCGGCCTGCCGGAAACTCGGTGGGGAGTGGATCGGCCGCGGCGGAAACGGCGTAGAACGCTACGTCTTAAGGTCGGCGCCGTATCACGGCTGCAAGGTGCAGTGGCGCGAGCCAGACAACCGCGCTCGCCCAGCCACCGGCTTTTTAGGACTCGGCCAACTGAGGGCAAACCCATGATCGCGATCGGCATCCTGATTATTTTGAGCATTGGTATCTTCATCGGCTTTGTGTTGAGCGGGGTGTTAGGCCGGTGGCAGAACGAGCCGGAGCCGGACGAGCATGAACTGGTCGCGGACACCATCGAGGAGATTTCGGATGACGACTATTACCCTTTGGCGAAACGATGAAGCTGACCTGTCCATCCTGCGGGGCGCTGATGAGCCTGGACATCGTGGTAGCCCACGACGGCGCGCGGGAGGCGGTGCAGATTGCACTGCAGCTCCCGGCACCGCTCGGGAAACTGCTGATCCAGTACATCGCATTGTTCCGCCCGAAAACCCGCCAGCTTTCCCTGGACCGGCTGGCCACGCTGCTTGGGGAGCTGCTGCCGCAGATCAAGGACGCGCAGATCAACCGGGACGGCCGCATCTGGCCGGCCCCGCAGGAAGTGTGGGCGGCCGCCCTGGAGGAAATCCAGAACCGCCACGCCAAAAAGCCGCTCAGCCTGCCGCTCAAAAGCCACGGTTATCTCCTGGAGATCATCGTAGGGATCGGGGAGAAAGCGGTGGCCAAGGCCGAAGCTATGCGCGAGGAACAGCGCCAGCACCGGGCGGAAGGTCAACGCACCGGCGCGCCGATCTCCGCCGCGGATGCCGCCGGCAAGGTGGCCGCAGCGCGAGCGGCGCTTCGGAAATGACCTAACCCAAATGGTGGGTTACGCCTGCCGGCTAACCCACCCTACATACGAATTTAACGAGAGAGACCACCATGACCGAAAACGCCTATCCCTATCTGACCGATCCGCACCCGGCCGCGGCGATCCCGCCCGGCTACCGCGCGAACAGCGCTGGCCACCTGGTTCCGGAAGAGCAAGTCTCCGAGCTCGACAAAGTGAAGGACAGCCTGGTGAAGGAGCTGGTCAGCCGCGCCAAGCGCGTCCAGGAGCTGCTCAAGGGTTTCAAGCACGGCGCCACGGCCGATGTGGAAGCGTTCGTGCAGCTCGCCGCGGAGCAGTACAACGCGAAGATCGGCGGGACCAAGGGCAACATCCAGCTCCTCTCGTTCGACGGCCGCCACAAGGTGGAGATCAACGTCGCCGACCAGATGATTTTCGACGAGAAGATGCACGCAGCGAAGGCGCTGATCGATCAGTGCATCCACAAATGGTCTGCGGGCAGCCGCTCGGAAATCAAGGCCCTGGTGGAGCACGCCTTCCAGACCGACAAGCGCGGCCGCATCAACTACTCGCGCATCGTCACCCTGATGCGCCTGTCGATCGACGATCCCAACTGGCAGAACGCGATGCAGGCGCTGAAGGATTCGCACCAGGTGGTGGGAAGTAAAGCGTATATCCGGCTGTACGAGCGCACGGCGCCCGATCAGCCGTATAGCCAGATCGCGCTGGATATGGCGGCGCTGTGAGATCGTGAGTTCCGATGGAAATTAATTCCAACATTATCGACTTCGCCGAAGCCAAGCCGCGCCGGATGTTCCGGATGGTCGGGCTCAAGCGCGCGCTGTCCTGCGCCCATTGGCAACTAGTGATCGATGAGCGGAGCCGGACGCTGGCCTGCAAGGACTGCGGATCGATCATCGAACCGTTTAACTGGCTTTTGAATGTGGCGCGCCGGGCGGACAGCTTCGACACGCAGCACCGCGCGCTGCGTGTCGAGATCGAACGGGCGAAGAAGACGCTGGACGCCGTGCACAGGGAACTCCGCAAAGCGGAGCGCAGGCGGGACGGCTTGAAACAGGAAGTCGCGGAGCTCTCGAAGCAGCTCAGGATCGAGTTCGGGCTGCCCGAGGTGGAACTGCAACGGATTAAGGAGCGGTTGAGATGAGCGCAGACGACCGCGCTCGATTGATCCGGCTGATCCACATCGGCAAGGGCCAGCTCCGGCTGGAGGACGAGGTCTATCGCGAGATGCTCCGATCGACCACCGGCCTAACTTCTACCACCGAAATGCGCGTCCACCAGCTGGAGGACGTGCTCGCGCGGATGAAGAGCCTGGGCTTCAAGGTCCGGGTACCGAAAGCCAAGGGCGAGCAACGCCGATTGGCCCACGCGCCGCAGGACCGGAAGATCCGGGCGCTGTGGCTGGCGCTGCACGAGGCGGGCGCGGTGCGCGATCCGTCCGAAGCGGCGCTCAATGCCTGGGTCAAGCGCGAGACCGGCATCGAGGCGTTGCAGTGGGCGGACGAGAAACAGGCGGCCAAGCTGATCGATAAGCTGAAGCAGTGGGCGAAGCGCCTGGAGAAACCCGTTAACCCGCAAACCGACAGGCATCAACCATGAGATCGACCCGAGACGCCCTGCACCGAAAAATCGAACGCCTCGAGGCGGATGTAAAACGGCTGCGAGACATGGCTATCCCGGACTACTACAAGCTGTCGCCGCTAATGCTCAAAGACCGGGTTATCGCGCGCAATCAGTGGATCCACGAAGCGCTCGCCGAGACCGACGATATCGATGGAATTGACCAGGCCGATGGATAACGCTCTGCTGCCGCCGATCGTGCAGGAGTTCGTCGAAGTCGCCGGCCTGGAGGCGGCGCTCGCGCTCGTGAATGCCTACGGCGGCACGCGGCTCTGGTTTCCCTCGAATCCGGAGCCGGACCATCATTTGATCAAGACCCTCGGCGAGGCCGGCTATACCCTGTGCGCCCGGTTCGCCCTGGAGTGGCTGGATATCCCCAAATGCGAGCGGGCATTGCGCGCCGTCCGGGATGCCGCTATCGTAGAAGCGCTCCGGGAGGGCCGCACCCAAGCGGACGTCGCCCGCGAATACGGACTCACCTGGCGACAGGTGGCCAACATCGCCGCCCGGTACCGGGACGAAGAGCCCGATTCTCAACCCGATTTGTTCGGGTTGCTCGAAAATCCCCGCTGAAACGCTTCATCTGCCCCCGGCTTCCCCGTCCCCCTAATCTGTCCCTCCATGTGGCGGGACAAATCCAAAATCACACACCTCATCATCCATTGCGCGGCAACGCCCAATGGGCGGCATTTTACGGCCGAGGATATCGACCGCTGGCATAAGGAGCGCGGCTTTCGGCGCGATCCGGCCGATATCGGCCACCACGAGCCGCGGCTCCGGCATATCGGCTACCACTATGTGATCTACACCAACGGCGCGGTGCGGAACGGCCGGTCCGAATCCGAGGTGGGCGCACATTGCCAGGGGATGAACACTGTATCGATCGGCGTCTGTCTGATCGGCACCGACCGGTTTACCCGCCATCAATGGGAGTCGCTCCGCGCGCACGTCCAGGCAATCCAAAAGCGTCATCCCGGCATTCAAATCTGCGGCCACCGCCAATTCGCCAAGAAAATTTGCCCCGGCTTCGACGTACCGGCCTGGCTGGGCGGCGAAATGGAGCCTCTGGCCAATCATCTGTGTGACATCCAACTGGAGAGATCATGAGCGCAAAACAGTATGTCGTAGCTGCCGAACTCGCTACCGGCGAGCTTTTGATAACCAAGGGTGACGCTAAGCCGTTGGCCCAAGCGTTGGATACCGCACGTATTTTGAATCAGACGACGTTTTCACCTATTCCGGCCGGCGGACTGACCGAATGGTTTTGCCGCGAGGGTTGGAAGCGATATCGGCGTTAACCCGTTCTCGGCTCGATCGGGCGCTTTGGGTGCGGCGCCGTGAGATCGAGATATCAACGGCACCTAAATTCGGAGGATCTATGTCAAAACTCTCTCGTGTTCGCATCTCCCTGCTCGGGGCGATCGGCTTTTTGGTGATCGGGACGATCGGCCTGATGTCCGGCTGCAGCGCCGTCAACCAGGTGCAGGGCTATTTGGGCGAGGCGGTGACGCTGTACTGCTCGCAGCCGGCGGATCAGCGGGCCGGCATCCGCAGCGCCGTCAATGCCAAGGCGTTCCCGAACGCCGTCAAGATCGATTGCGCACAGGATCAAGCCGCGCCCGCTCCATCTACTACCCCAGCTCCAGGCGGCACGCCGCCGGATGGCCCCGCGGCGTTGCTGGATAGGCGGGCACCCAGTATACCCACCGGCGTTCACGTGGCCGACGGCAGACCGCCGGGATCTGACTGCATGGCCTGCCATCAGTCCGACCCCGGCGACGACCCTGGACCGGTGCCGGCGTAACGAATACCCGATCGGCCGATGCTCGGGTGTGGGTTAGGTCCTCGGTATCCGACTAAACCGGGGGTACGTAGCCTCTGTCGGCACCCGCGGCTAGACACTAGCGCCCCCCGCCGGGGAGTTCCCCGGCGGGCTGGGCTGAATCCAACATGAGACATCCATGATGGTTCCTCTCTCTCCGGACGAAAAGTTGGCGGCTCGAAGGCACCTCCTGAACGGCGGTGCGCTCTGCGGCAAACGCACCTATCTGCTCGGCGGCCTCACGGCCGTTTCGGCGTTGATTCTATGGCTGACCGGCGATATGGCGCTGGGTGAGGCGGCCAAGCAAATCCTCGAAGGGTTGTCGTTCATCGCACTCCGCGCGGGGATGGGTACCGCCGGCCCGCCGGCCACCCTGGAAGCGGTCGAGGTCGACGAATCGCAACTGCGCGCCGTCGTCGCCGAGACGCTGCGGCAGATTCAGGACCCGGAAAAACCCTCGCCGTGATCTGGCTGGAGCCGTTCGATGGATGACGCGGATCGCGCGCAGGCGTACGAGGAGATGGACCGGGCAATTGCTCTCCGGAATTCCCTGGCGGGCGAAGCGTCCGGAGAGGCGCAAATCGTCACGGCCGACGGCGTGGTGTGCTGCGACTGCAGCGCGCCGATCGGCGGCGACCGCCTCGGGATCGTTCCGAAGGCGGTGCGGTGCGTCGGCTGCCAGGAAGTCCGCGAGGCTGAAGAGAAGAGGTATGAATGACTTTGCATATTGAATTTTGGGCACTCCTGACCTTTCTGGCGGGGCTGCTGTTTTCGTTTTTCGCTGCCGTATTCGCAGGCGGCAAGGTACTGCTGGGCCAAGTGGAGAAACGCCTGGACGAACGGTTCAGTGCTCAGGCGCTGGCGCGCGAAGAGGGGCAAAAACATTGGGATACCAAATTTGCCGTCCTTGAAACCGCAGCGGCCAACGAAAACAGGAAGTGGCAACAGGTCGAGCGAGAGCTGCTGCAACTTAAGGCCGAACTGCCTAGGACCTATGTCCAGCGCGAAGACTGGATTCGCTTCGCCGCAGTGATCGATGCCAAGCAAGACGCCCTCAGCGAGAAACTCAACACCTTGAACGTCCGCCTGGAGCGGCTGATCGGAGAACGTGAGCGATGACAACCTTGAACGACAGACTTCAGATGGCGCGGATCAAGATGATCCGTTACCGGGTTTTGAAGACCCTCGAAGCGGGCTATCCCTATCCGGTCGGCGACGGTCTCTTGGCCGACGTATTGACCGATGCCGATTTGCAGGCGTCCCAAGGCGATGTGCGCAAGGCCCTGACCTATTTGAGCGACAAAGGCTATATCGAGCTGACGGAGGGGCGCGAGTTCTGGGAGGGCAAGCTGCTGCCGAAAGGCATCGACTATCTGGAGAACCCGACCATGGAGGATGTCGGGATTACGCGCCCGGCATGTGGGTAAAACAAGGAAAGGCCGTTTATGCCTCCACGTTCCGCCGTTTTACAGTTGCCCGATCCGGTTAAAGCGGAGCTCGACCGGCGCCTGCTCGAAGCGGGGTTTTCCGGTTATGTGGCGCTATCAGAATGGCTAGCCGATCAGGGTTACGAGATCAGCAAGTCAGCCATTCACAAGTACGGCCAGGAGTTCGAGCAGCGTATTTCCGCGCTAAAAGTCGCGACCGAGCAGGCCAAGGCCATCGCCGAGGCCGCGCCGGACGAGGGCAACGCCATGAATGAGGCGCTGATCCGGCTGGTGCAGCAAAAGGCGTTCGACGTGCTGGTCAACCTGAGCGATGAAGACAAGGAGGTCAATCTCAAGGATATCGGCATCATGGTGGCTCGGCTTTCGAATGCCTCGGTGAAGCAGAAGCAGTACCAGGCGGAGGTTCAGGCCAAGGCGAAGTCGGCCGCCGAAAAGGTCGCCTCGGTTGCAAGGCAAGGCGGTCTCTCTGCGGAGGCCGTCGACACGATCCGGCGCGAGATCCTCGGGATCGTGGCATGAGCGCTCCCGCCGTCCTCCTTCCCTATCAGCAAGCCTGGGTAGCCGATCCGAGCCCGGTGAAGCTCGCCGAGAAATCGCGGCGGGTGGGTCTCACCTGGGGCGAAGCGTCCGAAGCCGCGTTGACCGGGGCCTCCAGCCCGAATGCAGGCGGCGACGATACCTGGTACATCGGCTACAACAAAGATATGGCCATGGAGTTCATTGGCGACGTGGCGTTTTGGGCCAAGCATTACCAGCTCGCCGCGGGGGAAATGCAGGAGGAGATTTTCAAGGATGAAGACAAAGACATCCTGACCTTTGTGATTCGTTTCGCGTCCGGGTTCCGTGCAACCGCACTGTCGTCACGGCCCTCGAACCTCCGCGGCAAGCAGGGCGTGGTCATCATTGACGAGGCCGCATTCCACGACGATCTGCCCGGCTTGATGAAGGCGGCGCTGGCGCTCCTGATGTGGGGCGGCAAGGTCCGGGTCATCAGCTCCCACAACGGCGAGCAGAATCCGTTCAACGAACTGGTGCTCGATACCCGGGCGGGCAAAAAGCCGTACAGCTTGCATCGGATCGAGTTCCAGGAAGCGGTGAAACAGGGCCTCTTCAAGCGGATCTGCCTCAAGCTCGGCCGGGGATGGTCGCCCGAGGCGGAGGCGGCCTGGATCGCGGAAACCTACGCCTTTTATGGCGACGATGCCGCGGAAGAATTGGACGTGGTACCGGCGTCCGGATCGGGGGCGTTCCTGACCCGGGCGCTGATCGAAAGCTGCATGGAGGACGGCATTCCGGTGCTGCGCTTCAGCCAGCCGGATTCGTTCACGCTGCAACCCGAGCACATCCGCAAGGCCGAGACGCAGGACTGGTGCGAGGAGCATCTGGCGCCGTTGCTGGCGCAGCTCGATCCGAACGCACAGCATTATTTCGGCGAGGATTTTGGCCGCTCCGGGGATCTGACGGTGATCTGGCCGCTGGCGGAACTCGCCAATCTCAGTTATCGCACGCCATTCGTGGTAGAGCTGCGGAATATCCCGTTCGAGCAGCAAAAACAGATTCTCTTTTATATCGCCGACCGGCTTCCGCGGTTCCGCCACGGCGCGCTCGACGGCCGCGGCAACGGCGAATATCTCGCCGAAGTTGCCTTGCAACGTTATCCCGGCCGTATTACCAAAGTGATGCTGTCCCTGGAGTGGTACCGGGAGAATACGCCCAGGCTCAAGGCGCATTTCGAGGACCGCACCTGGGTGATCCCGAAGCACGCCGACATCCTGACCGATTACCGGGCATTTCGTGTGATCAAGGGCGTGGCCAAGATCGGCGACGATGTGGAGCTGCGCGGCGCCGATGGCAAGAAACGGCACGCGGACTCCGGGATTGCCGGTTTGCTGGCGACGTTCGCCACGGTTCAGGAAGGCCAACCGCCAGCCGGCGAAACGGCCGGCGATGCCGAGCAGGTAAGGGACGCTTATGTCCCCGATGCGTATCGGACCCGCAGCCCGTTGGGTCGACTGGGCCGGATGTTCGCCCGGGTAATAAGGCAGTAGACAGGGGTAACGATGGCATTCACCGATATTCTCGATCGCGTCATAAACGGGTTTTCGGCCTTCCGAGAGGCCGTTTCGACGCCGGCAAAAACCGAATTCCGCGAGGCGGTCGGGGTGACCGTCGACAATGACGAGGATCAATGGCGCCGGCTGACCGGGGACGTCGATCGGGACCTATCGCCCATGACCCAGAAGCGCATGCGGGACATGGCGCTGTATCTCTGGGAGTCCAATCTGCTGGCAAACCGGCTGATCGAGCTTCCCGTGGCCTACTTGCTGGCCGAAGGCGTGCAGCTCACGGTCAAGGATGAAGATAATCAAAAGGTTCTCGATCGGTTCTGGAAGGACCCGATCAACGAGATGGATCTAAAGCTGCCGCAGAAGGTTCGGGAGCTGGCGCTCTACGGCGAGCAGTGTTACCCGACGTTCATCAACGAGATGAACGGTCATATCCGGCTCGGCTATCTGGACCCGGCGCTGATCGAAACGGTGGTGACCGATCCGGACAACCGCTCCCAGGTGATCGGGATCGTGACGGTGAAGGACAAGAAGGGCGTGGCCCGCCGCTACCGCACCATCATCAACGGGCCGGAAGAGGTGTTCGGCGCGCGCACCCAGGAGATCCGCCAGACGTTCAGCGACGGCGAGGCGTTTTATTTTACCATCAACGATCTGTCCAACGGTCGCCGCGGGCGCTCCGACCTCCTGGCGCAAACCGACTGGCTGGACGGCTACGAGCAGTTCTTATTCGGCGAACTGGACCGCGCCAGCTTTATGCGAGCGTTTCTTTGGGATGTGACGCTCACCGGGGCGACACCGGACGAGGTAAAACAGCGGTCAAAGGAGGTTCATCCGCCGCCGCCCGGATCGGTGCGGGTGCACAATGATGCGGAGGTATGGCAAGCCGTTACGCCGGATCTGAAGGCACAGGATTCGAGCGAAAACGCCCGGCTGTTCCGCAACCATGTGCTCGGAGGAGCGACCGTGCCGGAGCATTGGTACGGCGGGGGAGGCGACGTGAACCGGGCGACCGGCGAGAGCATGGGCGAGCCGACCTTTAAGGTACTGTCCATGCGCCAGCGGATGATCAAGTACATCCTGGAATCGATCGGCCGATACGTGCTGCGCCAGAAGGCCATAGCACGCGAGGAAGGTGAGCCCGATTTTTCCGAGGAGGCATGGAACGTGGAGGCAGCCTTCCCAGAGATGACGGCGCGCGATACGACGAAATACGCGGCGGCATTGCAGCAAGTCGTGATGGCTGCTTCGCTCGCGGTCGATCGACAGTTCATCACGGTGGCCACGGCGGTTTCCCTCATTAACGCGATCGCCGGACGGCTCGGTGTCGAGATCGATGCCGAGGCGGAGCTAGAGACCGCGAAGAAGGAGGCCGCGAAAACTGCAGAGGATGATGTGTTTACCGAGCCGCCGGACGATTCAGCCGATAGCCCATGACCGGGAAGGAACGTGATCGGCGCTTCAAAAAGGCCCGGGCGCAGGTGATAAAGGCGCGTACCGGCCTGTTAAAGGGGACGCGGGATGAGATTGTCGCGCTGCTGAACGATGTCGCCGCTCAGATTAAGGCGTTGCTGGCCGGACAGCCGAGCGATTATCAGCAGTGGTATCTACCGCAGCTGCAAAAGGAGATCCAGACGGCGCTGGCGGCCCTGGGCGCGAAATCGGCCGGGGTGATCGCCACGAAATCCGGCGAGGCGTGGGCGCTGGGGCAGGCCATGATCGAAAAACCGCTGGAAGCCGGAGGCATCCGCATCATCGGCGAGCTGCCGATGCTGGATACCAGGCCGCTTGTGGCGATGCGGACGTTCATGACCGACCGGATTCAGGATGTGGCCTCGAGCGCCGCAGCCAAGATCAACGGCGAGCTCGGCTTGGTGGTGATCGGCGGACAGTCGCCCGGCGATGCGATTGCAAATATCACCAAGCTGCTGAAGGAGCAGTCCCGGAGGCGGGCGACGACGATCGTCAGAACCGAAATCGGCCGGGTTTTCGCGACGGCCGCCCACGAACGGCTACAGCAGGCCGGCGACACGGTTCCGGGACTCAAGAAACAATGGCGCCGATCGGGAAAGATTCACTCGCGGCCGCAACACGATGCCGCGGACGGGCAAATCCAGCCGCGTGATCGGCCATTTATCATCGGCGGGCATCAGCTCATGTACCCCCACGATCCCAAGGCGCCCGCCTCGGAAACCATCAATTGCGGCTGTGTGATGCTACCTTTTATGGAGAGCTGGGACGTTTCGATTCCCGGAAAGAAGCCCTTCAGCGAGGAGGAGATCGGGCTGAATCCGACAAAAGCGGATATGGCCACGAGCGGACTTTTAGTGATTGATTAATCGACTTATTGGGAGAAAGACTCCCTTATGTTGGAGCCTGCGGTGACGCCAAGCGCAAAGTATGGGAAGCGTTACAATATTGGCCAAAGTCTCAGAGTCTGAAATTGGCAACAGGAGAGAGATGTCCCGTATCAATGCGCATCTTAGATTAAGGCCCGTCCGTTTCGCATTCATAGTTCGGCCCGATGATGGGAGGCGGGTGCTGGAGATATTCCGGAGTAATGGTCAAATTTTGTGTACGGGGCGGACTCAGGCGGCGATTTTCTCGGCGTCTTCCCGAACTCCGTCCTTGAACACGACTCCCTCGATAACCTGAGCCAAGCGGGGAATGCCATTGAGTTT